GCCTTGCGCGGAACCATATAGTCGGCGATTTCCTGCCAGTGATTTTCCCAGACGCTGCGCTGTGTCTTGAGCGTGGAGTACCTGTTGAGCACGGTGCCGCCTTTTTCTTTCTCGCGTTCGTTTCTAGCCATCTATCCGCCTATCAGAGTTTTCTTCTGCGTAAGTGCCTGCCTAGACAGACCGACCGGCGTTGTCCTGACGAATCGGCTACGACCGCGCCCCCGAGGCCTGCCTGGTGCCGCCGTTGTGGTCGAAGGGCTTGCCCCCGAGATAACGGGACGGGGCGTGACTGCCTGCACCGCAGGCCTGGCAGGTGTACTCGGTTGCGCTGGCTGACTTGGCTGCGGTCCACCAGGGGGAGGAGTAACTGATGGAGCCGGAGTGCCCATCGGTGAGGGAGGCACCGATGGCGCAGCAGGCGCGGGCGCGGGCGTAGTAGGTGTTGTAGTTCGACGTGGCGCGGGAGCTGGGGTAGCTGGAGCTGGAGCTGGTTGTGGAGCTGGTGGTGCAGGTGCGCGGCCCTCTCTTGGTGCTGGCGCTGGAGCTGGCGCCGGAGCTGGAGCCGGAGCTGGAGCAGCGCGCTGGATCGGCACGACCTGGAATGATCTGGGCGTCACGAGCTTAAAACCCTGCGTCGGGTCGTTATCTGCGGACACCTGCGTGCCCTTCAGCCGCTTGAATTGATCGGGGGTCAGGCGTTCACTCTCGCCTTCCTGACCTCTGCGTTCATAGAATGGATCGCCGACCGTTTCCTTATACTCATAACCGGCAGGCAACTTTTGTGGCGGCGGCTTTGGGCCAAAGAATCTGGCAAACGGTTTGGCGATTGTTTCAACAACTTTACTCATATCAGTAACCCATCAGGCCTCTCTTGATGACCGGCGCGGGTGAAAGAAGACCTTGTGGCCCTGTCTTTCTTGTGGCGCGGCGTCCTTTTCGACTAGCGACTTCGCGCTCAGTCTTCCGGCCCGCCGTCTCTGTATCGATCACTGAGGCAGGCATGATGCGCTCGCGTTGTGGCATCGGCGTCGGCTCAGTATCCGGCGAGGTAACCACGGCCTCGCGCTCTTCTTCACGCTCTGCCAGAACCTCTGTCGGCGTCCTGTCTTCAGAATCGCCAATAGCGCGAACAGGAGTCGTCGGCGGTGGAGGAGGTGGCGGCGGTAGGGAGGGTGTCGGCGGTGATTTACCCATTGATCAAATCCATCGACATTCTGATTTCAAAATTCCGTATAGAGCGCCATCTTCATCGTCGGCGTAGAAACTTCTGATCGTGCCTTCGTGCGCCCAGCCCAGGCCTTCAACAACCCTGCGGCTTCTCTTATTGCTCGCAGCAATCACACATGAAATGCGTTCAACGCCGAGCTGCTCGAATGGATAGCGAAATAACAACTGCACCCTCGATCGGGTGAGCACGGACGGGTCGTCACAGGCCGCGTGGTACTGAACGTCGCGCCCTCTGAATTCGTTAAAAGCACCGCCGTAGAGGATCGGCCCGCCACGCTCTCTGAAGGCTATGCATCTGCACGGCTCCAGGTTCTGCGTGTACGGCACCCGCTCTTCAATCCAGGCAGCGATCTCGTAATCGATCGGCCCCATGTAAGGGTCTTCAGTCTCATCGAGCAGCAGCTCTATGTGATCAGTCTCTCCAAGCGTCACGCAAAGACCTGATATTCCATTTCGGCATGCGCCTGCGGCGCGCGCCCGGGGAACCTCGCATCGTCTTCAATACCGACGCACATGTATCTGAAAGCGTCGGCGGCATGAGACGACCAATCGTGAACAGGCGTCATCCTGAAAGACCTGGTCCGCTCGTTATATGCACGATGATAGTGCCTGAGAGCTTCGAGGCCGTGCTCGCATGTACGCCTGTCAAAGAATGTCTTCGGTATCGTTATCGCCGCAGCGTGGAGACCATCCTCGACCGGTAGTTTTCGCACCACTCGAAAAGTGATTCCGAGGTCGTATGCAGTTTCGATGCGGCTGCGGCCAGTCCCCAGCTCACGTACCGCAATATCAGGAGGGGCATAGTGACGACCGTATAGATAATCACGCTCATCGAGAACGCGAGCGAAATGCGGCAGGCCTTCGCCCCTTTCTTCATAATAATCAATAACATGTATCGCTCTCCCAACAATCTGGTAGAACCATATCGCCGTCGCGTCCGCGACACCCAAATCCCAGGCCGTATGAACAGGATGCGCCGGGTCGTATGGCACCTCTGTAATCTGCCCGTCTTCCTCGATCTTCTGCAGTTCCTTGCCCCAGATGCTGCCGGGCACGTTGGCGACCCAGGAACACTCGAACTCCTGGGCGTAAGCATCCTCGGACATCATCGTCCTGGCGGCTTCAAGCTCGTCTTCAGGAAGTATCTTTGTGCTCGAAGCACCGGCCAGATAAGCGAACCAGTGATCGGGGCTGTTCACAGCTTCCCGGTACAGCTCATAAAATGCGTTGTGTCCTCGCGGTGTACCGATCGCGATCATGTAACCCTTGCGATCAGACAGCGCTGGCCTGACGATCTCAGGTAGGACAGGCTCAGGCATGTCTGCATACTCATCGAGCACGATGCCGTCGAAATATCTGCCCCTGAGCGTCTGATAGTTATCCGCGCCCAGGAGCTCGATCCTTGAGCCATTCGGCAAATCGACCCTGAGCTCCGTCTCGTGATACCGCGTGCCAGGTATCGGCTTGCAGAACTGCTTCGTGTAGTCCCACATGATCGACTTCGCCTGCTTGTACGTCCCGGTCAGGAACGCAAATCGGGCATTGTCCAGGTCTGTGGTGACAGCATCCCGTATGAGATGATTGATGCACATGACAGACTTGCCTGCCCGCCTGTGCAGGACCAGGCAGGACCAGCGCTTTCTGGATATCTCCTGGTGTAAGTAAGCCTGCAAGTCCCTTGGCGCGTAAGGGATCTCTATTTCGGTCACGATTTCTCGATCAGCTTCCGTATCCGCGCTTCAATTACTGGCAGTAGGCGTATGGCTGAAAAGCCAATCAGAAACGAGAGCGCCGGACCCCAGGTGATGTCTAATTCGTAGTGCATCATCACAGGTGGTAGGAACAGCTCGGCAGCGATCCATCCCACGCCAATGGCGATAACAAGGTCGATCCACTTGATGGCACGATTGACAGCCCAGTTGCATGCACCGCCGATGGTCGCGCTGCCAATACAGCAAGCCTTCACGCCGATCGCGAGAATAAGCGCTTCCATTACGTCTGCTCACCCTGGCAGCATTCGATCAAGACACGATGGCACGATCCGCACTGGGCATGACCATGCAACCAGACAAGCCTTGTCACCTGGCCGCACCAGTCGCAGGTGGTCAGGCTATGCTGGCGGGTAGACGGTATCGGAGAGGATTCTGGCTTCGACGGCACGAAGAACCTGCGAGGCTTCGAGCTTGTTGACGACCTTGGCGTCGTCGATGATGACAGTCACGCCGGTAGAAGTGCTCCCGCCGTCTGCGTCTGCATAGACCTCGGGTAGCGTGTTGACGTTGCCGGTAACGGTGTAAGTACCCATGAGGGCTCCTTTCGTGTGTGTGCTCAGTGTGTGGGGATGGGGCCACCGAGCGGGTATATATATCTATACATACCCCGCCACTTTTTCGGGGGGGTGGGGGGTGCCTTCTTCGAAATCGCGGAAGCCCGCGCTCAGTCTACGTTACAGCGTGTTGCGTCGCGCCGATCGAGCATAGCCACCAGCGACAGAGTGGTTCGCCACCACGAAGATCAAAGAAAATAATTAAAGCAGGGCAGGGGGTTAGCCTCTCAGCTCTGCCCGATGCGTACCTCTGGCGTACCTAGCCTCGATCGCAGCCAGAGCTCGCGCGGGAAAGGCGATGCCGATGTGCATCACACCTGTCAATCCTCACTCTCTCTCTCCGTATCGCACGGCCTGCTGTCATCAAGCTCCATGATCAGCGCTGCACATGCAGCACAGTGCCATCCATCGTCGCTACGTCTCAGCTCTCCTTGGTGGCTGCACGCCTTGCACCTGACGATCATGGCGTCTGCACCTCGGGCTGTTCGAGTGCCTGGCGGTCTGGCCTCACGATCTGTCCGCCTTGTCCATAGAGCTGCAAGCACGAGACCTTCATAGGTGTCAGCAGTGACAGCACCCACGATCCCTCGGTGTCTTGCCGGATCTCAGCAACCATTGCCCCGCCCTGGATGATCCCCATCCAGACCAGACGCAGCCCGTGCTCTTCGCTGAACTTCCTCGCATCCACAACGGTGCGACAAGACAGGGGGTTCGCAAGTACCTGAGAGGCAGGCAACAGCAGAGACAGCGCCATGAGAGCGACAGCGCAGCATTTCATTCAATGTCCTGGTGGAATTCGGCGCGAAGAATCGAGCCTAGAT